CACGGAGATCTTCCATCAATTACTGACCTTCACAAGAAGCGCGTAACCGCAGTCCTTCTTGAGAACCAAGTCAAGGCAATGAGAGAAGAAAGAGCATCACAAAACCTTTTCGAAAATACCATGGGACCAATCGGAATCGGTGGCAACTTTGCTGCTGGTCAAGTTGGTGCAGCAGGAAATTTCGCAGGTTATGATCCTGTTCTGATTTCACTCGTTCGCCGCGCAATGCCCAATGTCGTTGCATACGACATCGCAGGCGTTCAACCCATGAGTGCTCCAACTGGACTCATCTTCGCAATGCGCGCACGTTATGGAAACGACAACAACGGATACACCCAAGGCGAAGAAGCACTCTTCGATGAACCATGGTCCAAGTTCTCAGGTGTTTGCGGTGCATCTGGACCTGGTGCAGCAAATTACGCAGCAATTCTTTCTGGTTCAACACTCGGTATCTTCGGAAACAATGCACTCGGTAATTTTGATGCAGCAACCAATGGTGCAACCTTTATTACTCGTCCTGATGTCTTCAGTCAGTTCCGTGGTATGCTTACCTCAACTGCTGAAACTCTCGGTAAGAATACTGAAACAGCAGACTTCCGTGAAATGGCATTCAGCATTGAACGCGTTGCTGTACAAGCAAGATCACGCGCACTCAAAGCAGAATACACCACAGAACTCGCACAAGATCTTCGTGCAGTACACGGACTTGATGCAGAGGCAGAACTTGCTAACATCCTCTCGGTTGAAATCATGAACGAAATCAACCGCGAAATTCTTCGCGCAATGTACTATGTTGCTAAGACTGGTTGCCAAAACACCGATCTAGCTTCTAGAGTTGGTGGTGGATCAGGTGGTGTTTATGACCTTATTCTCGACTCAGACGGTCGTTGGTCAGCAGAACGCTTCCGTGGACTTATGTTCCAAATTGAACGCGAAGCAAACGCAATTGCTAAGGATACTCGTAGAGGCAAGGGTAACTTCATCGTATGCAGTGCAGACGTTGCTTCAGCACTCGCAATGGGTGGATTCCTCAACCTCTCACCAGCACTCAATGTAGACCTTCAAGTAGATGATACTGGTAACGTCTTCGCTGGTGTACTCAACAACAAGTTCAAAGTTTACATCGATCCCTTCATTGCAAACAATGTTAACTTCATCACTGTTGGATACAAGGGAACCTCACCATATGACGCAGGATTCTTCTACTGCCCATACGTTCCCCTCCAAATGGTACGCGCAGTCGGTCAAGACACCTTCCAACCAAAGATCGGATTTAAGACTCGTTACGGTCTAGTTGCAAATCCCTTCGCTGGTGGTCGTAGCAGCACCTTCGGTTCAGGCAAACCAGAAGACGGTCTAGAGGCAAGCACCAATGCTTACTACCGCCTCTTCGCAGTCAAGAATCTCCACGGAAACACCGTCTGATAGATTCGGATAAACCACACGAAACCCAGGGTTGAAAGACCCTGGGTTTTCTTTTATACATATTGATATGCCAAACAACAACAAACAAATCATAAAGGATGAAGTTACTGAAAATGTTCTTCGTGATTTGCCTGGTGATTTTTTGTTTGATAATTTATTACAACCAGATACACACAATGTATTAACAAATAATAAATTTAGATTTGTCTTGACTCGTTGTCCAACGATGACATATTTCTGTCAAAGAGCAAACATTCCATCTTTAAGTTTTGGTACTTCGATACAATCAAATCCAACTGGTATTTCTATTCGTAGACCAGGAACCTCTTATGTTTACGAAGACTTACAAATTGGATTTTCTGTAGACGAAAATATGAAAAATTGGTTAGAAATACACAACTGGATAAAGGATCTTGGTATTTCATACGATTCTGCTACTGAAGTTCTTCGAGAATCGCAAAAGATTTCATCTGCATATGTTTTAGTCTTGAACAGTCAATATAGACCAATCTTGGCAGTAAAATATAGAAATGTTTATCCTACCTTTTTAAGTGCTATTGATTTTGATTCTTCAACCACCGATTCAGATACCGTGATTGCAACAGCAACATTTGCATATACCCATTACGAAATTGAAGTATACACAAATAACCCTTAATTATTATGAATATCGATCAAATTAAAATACAAGCAGAACTAGACACAATAATCAATACAGACCACCTAGAAGAAGAAGCATCAAAAATACCACAGTTGCACAACAAATATCTGTGCATATTGATGGATGAAAAACTCATACTAGAAAGTTTAGAATCAAAATTAAAAATTCTCAAAAGAGATAAATGGTTATACTACTCTGGCAGAATGTCAGATGAAGATCTCAAGAAAAGAGGATGGGAACAATTTGATCTGAACATTCTGAAGCAAGACCTGGATAGATTCATTGAAAGCGATAGCGAAGTTATCACTCTTGCAAATAAAGTTTTTCTTCAAAAAGAAAAAGTAAATTACATCGAAGGTGTGGTAAAAGTAATTTCAAATAAAATTTGGAGCATTCGATCATCGATTGAATGGATTAAGTTCACTCAAGGTTTATGATAAAGATAAAACATGTAGATTCTGTTTATATTCAGATAGAGTGTGACAAAGGTATTGCTAAGGAACTTTCTTCATTCTTTACTTTTAGAGTTCCAAATTCTGAATACAATCCAGCATTCCGTAAGAAAAAATGGGATGGTAAGATTCGTTTATATAATATCATTACCAATAAAATATATGCTGGTTTGCTTCCTTATGTAATGACATTTGCATCTGAACGTGGATACAAAGTCGCATACGAGAGTTTACTCAAGAATGACGATCCACCAACACAATTTCCTAGAGTCTTCGCAGGAGGCAAGGAGATTCAACCACACGACTACCAGATCGAATCAGTCAAGCACGCCATACAAAATCGTAGAGCACTTCTGATATCACCTACTGGTAGTGGCAAGAGTTTGATCATCTATATGATCATGCTGGAATTGTTGCAGAGAACACAGAATAAGATTCTCATTGTCGTGCCAACAACAGGACTAGTTACACAACTGAACTCTGATTTTCAAGACTACGCAAATTCAAAATCCATATCAAAACATATACACTTAGTCTATGGTGGACAAGAAAAGAACACTGACTGTAGAGTAGTCATCTCAACATGGCAAAGTCTTCACACTCAGTCTGAAGAATATTTCAAGCAATTTGATGCAATCATCGGTGATGAATCACATTTGTTTAAGGCAAAATCACTGATCAAGATAATGACCAAGTTGAAAAATTGCAATTATAGAATAGGAACGACAGGAACGTTGGATGGTACACAGGTACACAGACTCGTACTAGAAGGTTTATTTGGAGCAGTACATCAAGTAACTACAACCAAGGAACTCATAGACAAGGATGTCTTGGCAAAATTAAATATTGAATGTTTACTTTTGAGATATTCCGATGCAGATATTCAACAGATTAAAAGAGCAAAATATGTTGAAGAGATCGATTGGTTGGTTACCAATGAAAAAAGAAATAACTTCATCAGTAATTTAGCAAATAGTATTTCTGGAAATGTACTTGTGCTCTTCAATTTTGTTGAAAAGCACGGTGTTCCTTTGTTTCAAAAGATATCAAAGAACAATAAGAAAGATTGTTATCTTATTTGTGGAAAGACTGATATCGAGGAAAGAGAAGACATTCGTAAAATTGTAGATAAGCAAAACAATAGCATACTTGTTGCATCGTATGGTACATGCAGCACAGGCATCAATATCAAAAACATACATGCCATTATATTTGCTTCACCATCCAAATCAGTTATTCGTGTCTTGCAGTCAATTGGTAGAGGGTTGAGAAAGTCTGACACAAAGGATAGAGTAACAGTGTTTGATTTAGGTGATGATCTCAGTTACCTCAAGTATCGCAATCATGCGTTGCGACATCTAGATGAGCGCACCAGCATATATACTAATGAACAGTTTACATTCAAGAAGACTAAAATCAAATTAGGAGATACGAATGAATCTTAAGATTCTTAAACTTAGAAGTGGTGAAGAGATTGCGTGTCAGGTTCTTGAAGAAAATGAAACATCCATGAAGGTCTTTCAACCCATGTTGTTTAAGACATCATCTTCGTTGGATTTTATGGGCAGACACGTTGATATAACAACACTACATGATTGGTTAGTGAACACTGATGATAAAAATGTTGCAATACCAACAAATCATATTGCTTTTGTCAGTGTACCAAATAAAGAAACAACAAAACTTTACATATTGGAAAGCGAAAAGGAATTTGATCCAAAGAATTTCAAGACAAAGGTAAAGGAAACTCCATCTGAAGATATGTTATCAGATGCATTCCCTCTTACTGAAATGCTTGAGGATTTGATCAATAATTCATCTAATTTGATGGATAATTATAAAGACCCACCAAAGAAATCAAAAAGAAAGAGGAAGGAAAAGAAACTACATCTTCCTCCAGATATGACTGATGAAAATGAATTAGATCGTCACATGATCATGATGCAAATGTACATTCCTGCTGAGAGCATCATGAATCTAATTACTTCTGGAGTATTAGATCCAAAGGTTCTTTTAAATATGATTGATGAGATTAAAAAGCGTAATCGCTTTACTGGTGACGAGAAGGATAGGAAGGATTTTGGGAACACCTTCTCCGACTGGAATCCTGATCCCAATTCTACTGATTACTAATAGTATAATACAGTATTACTAGATCTCTTCTTCTTTCCCACACAAAGATTATACACATGTCTTCAAAACGGTGTCAAGCCCCAAGTAAGGGTTTTTTGAAAAATCTTATAAACTACTTGAAAAAACAATTGAGTATGCTATACTTGATTCGTAGTGAGGATGAACATGAATCAAGAAGATGAAAAAGAAATAGAAGAAGAAGTAAAAACATTAAAACATTATATCAACAATGTTAAGTTTTGTGCTGCAATGACCGAGTGGAAAAAATTAGTAAAAGATGCAGAGGAATGTGGTGACAGACGACCACCAGTAACTGACTATATTGCAGAATCTTTTCTTAAGATTGCAGAACATTTATCACACAGACCAAATTTTATCAACTACCCATTTAAGGAAGATATGATTGGTGATGGGGTGGAAAATTGTCTTTTATATGCACACAATTTTGATCCAGAAAAATCATCAAATCCCTTTTCTTATTTTACCCAAATAATTTATTATGCGTTTTTACGCAGAATAGAAAAGGAAAAGAAGCAAGCATTCATCAAATATAAGTGCTTACAGATGAAAGACATGGATGGTAAGTTTGTAGAGTGGATGAAGAAAGAATCAGATACTGCAACTTACAGCGAATTTCTACAGAAACACTTTTCACTCAGTGAAATGGATGTTGAAAAACTAGAACCAAAAGACAAAAAGAAAAGAAAGAAAAGGAAGCGAAAGTGAAAATAGCATTTATATCCGATACCCACTTCGGAGTTCGTAATGATTCACCTTTTTTCCTAGAGAACGCTCTTACCTTTTTCGAAAAACAATTTTTTCCTTATCTAAAGGAAAACCAGATTCTCGACGTTATTCACCTTGGCGACTTTTTCGACCGAAGAAAGTTTGTTAATTTCAACACTCTTTCTTCGGTTCGAAAGAGATTTATCAATTACATTGAGAATAATAATCTGAGAATGCACATAACTATTGGAAATCATGATACTTATTTTCGCAACACAAATGAATTGAATTCATTGAAGGAATTGTTGACGGAAAAGTATAAATCCATTATTCTTTATGAGAAACCATCGACAATCAAATTTGATGACTTTTGTTTTGGGATAGTTCCTTGGATTACTAAGGA